TCCATATGTAGAAATGGTAAAAGAATGGAATGGTATGTTTGTTCATACATCAGAGTATGAAGAGAAACAACCTCAACTAAGTCCAAAACCAAAAGGATCTGACCCACAAGGATTATTAAATGCAAGACCAGCTAGAACAGAAACAGCTGTGCCAAGACTATTACCTTTAAATGCATTTACAACAACTAACGCATCTCAAATAATTAAAGTAAACGAGCCTAATCATGGTAGATCTACAAGTGATAGAGTTAGATTTAGAGATGCACAAAGTGTTGCAAATATAACACCAGCTATTATAAATTTAGCTATTGGTTATGTAATTACAAAAACTGATGATAATAATTATACATTTGATTCAGGTAATGCTGCAAATAAAACAGTTTCAGGAGGCGGAGGTTCTGCATTTGCAGGCCCAGTAACGGTAGTTAAATAATGGCATACACACTTACAAACTTACAAGATGATATTAGAAACTATACAGAAGTAGATACTTCTGTGTTATCAACTTCTGTAATAAATACAATTATTAGAAATGCAGAGAATAAAATTTACAGAGCTGTAGATTCTGATGCTGATAGATTTTATGCAACATCAACTACAACAAGTGGAAATAGATTTGTAACCATACCATCAGACCTTAGAATTATAAGATATGTTCAAGTTAAAGATTCTACGGATGGTAATAAACAAAAATTTTTAGATCAAAGAGATACAAGTTTTATGGCAGAATACTATAATACACCAGGCACAGCTTCAGGTGTTCCTAAGTATTATGCTAACTGGGATGCTAATTTTTGGGTTGTGGCCCCTACACCAAATGCATCTTATGAGATAACCTTGGCTTATATTAAGTCACCAACTAGCCTTACAGACTCTTCTGTAAGTGGTAGTGGCACTTATTTATCTAATAAATATCAAGATTTACTTTTATACGGTTCTCTTGTAGAAGCGTATGGATACTTGAAAGGTCCTGCAGATATGATACAATACTACACGCAGGCTTATCAAAGAGCTATTGAAACGTACGCGATCGAACAACAAGGTCGTAGACGCAGAGGCGAATATGAAGATGGTGTTATTCGTACTCCACTCAAATCAGTTAACCCATCACAATAGGAGATAAAATATGGCAAATATAGTACCTGACTCGTTTAAAACTGGATTGTTCAAAGGAACATTCAACTTCGATACTTCTGGTAACGGAGGAAACAATTTTAAACTTGCTTTGTACACTAGTATCTCTTCATACAGTACGTCATCAACAGCTTATTTAGCTGGAACAAGTAATGGTGAAGTTAGTTCTTCAGGAACAAACTATACAGCTGGTGGAAATGCTCTAACTAATTCTGGTGTAAGCGTTTCATCTAACATAGCTTTTATAGATTTTTCTGACTTAACTTTTTCATCAGTAACGTTGACTGCTGCAGGAGCTGCTATTTACAAAACAACTGGCGGAGGAAACGAGCTAGTAATGGTGTTGGACTTTGGAGGAAACAAAACTGCAACTAACGGAGACTTTGTTGTTCAGTTCCCTACAAATGATTCATCAAACGCGATATTAAGAATCGGTAACGCGTAATAGTAAAGGATTAAAGAATGGCTTTTGTACTTAACGATAGAGTTAAACAGACTAGTACTACGACTGGTACAGGTACATTTAGTTTAACAGGAACTGAAACAGGTTTCGAAACTTTTGTAACTGGAATCGGCGATACTAATAGTACGTTCTACGCTATAGCTAACGACGGAACTTCTGAATTTGAAGTCGGTATTGGTACAGTGACTGATGCAGGCACTGATACACTTTCTAGAGATACCGTTATCTCCTCTTCTAACTCAGATAACAAAGTTGATTTTAGTGCTGGAACAAAAACTGTTTTCTGTACATACCCTGCAAAAAGAGCACCATCTGCAGCTATGACAGCATCTACATATGTTAATACACATTCAGCAACAATATCTGATACACAAACAATGGAGTCTGGAGTTTTAGCAGGACCAGTAACAGTTTCAGGTAATGTTACAGTAACAGGGACGTTGGTAATTATATAATGAGTCAAATAGAAGTAGATAAAATAATACCTCAATCTGGAACAGCATTACAAGCTGGTGAAAATGGTGATACAATTACAGTACCAGCAGGTGCTACTTTAAATTTAACAAACGCTACAGTTACATATCCAGATGGTTCTGTGCAGAACGTAGACCTTGCAAACTCTTCTATTACAATAAACGGATCAGCTGTATCTTTAGGTGGATCTGTTACCATTGGTGAAACAAAACCAACTATAGGAAGTATTAGCCCAAGTGTAATTGAAAACACACAAACAGCTGTAACTATAACAGGAACAAATTTTGTATCTGTTCCTACAGTTGAAGCGATTAATTCATCAGGTGCAATTACAAGAGCAGACACAGTTTCTTTTACAAGTTCGACAACAATTGTTGCTAACTTTACTTTACCAGTTGATGGCACTTATTTTATCAGAGTTGAGAATAATGATGGTAATGCGGTAAGATCATCTTCTGCATTATTAACAGTTTCAGATGCTCCAGCATGGACTACAGCTGCAGGATCACTTGGAACGAATGCTGCAGGATCTTCAGTTTCATATACAGTAGCTGCAACAAACGCTACATCTTTTGCAGTGCAATCAGGATCATTACCTGGAGGAACATCTTTAAATACTTCATCAGGTGTGATATCAGGTACAGAGAGTGGTGCAACTCAAGAGACAACATATAGTTTCACTATTCGAGCAACTGATGCTCAAGGTCAAACGGCAGACAGAGCTTTCAGTATAACAATAAGTGTCGGAATAAATAATTCGGGGCAATTTAACTAATGGCTAATACTTTTATAAGCAGATCAGCATCATCAACAGGTAATAGAAGAACCTGGACTTTTAGTGCTTGGGTAAAACTTTGTAGAGTTTCTAATGAGGATGCAACTCAAATGTTATTTGGAACTTATACAGATGGTAACAACAGATTAGAAATAGGTATTAATGCTTCAAATAAATTAGTGTTTAAAGAAAAAGCATCATCATCAACAAATATAGATTTTACTTCTACACAAAGATTTAGAGACCCACATTCATTTTATCATTTTGTTGTAAAAGTAGATACAACACAAGCAACAGAATCTAACAGAGTAAAAATTTATGTTAATGGTGAACAAATAACAGATTGGGTGGACGATACATACCCTAGTCAGAACTATGATACTTTTATGAATTTATCAGGAAGAACATATACAATAGGACAAGAAGGTAATAACAATTATTACTGGGATGGACTAATGACTCATGTTCACTTAACTGATGGTTATGCTTATGATGCTTCTACTTTCGGTTCTACTGATTCTACATCAGGAATTTGGAAACCAAATACTGCACCATCAGTAACTTATGGAACTAATGGTTTCTTTTTAAAATTTGAAAACTCAGGTAATTTAGATTTAGATAGTAGTGGTAACAATTTAACATTCGCTACATCAGGAACACTAACTCAAAATGTAGATACACCCTCTAATAATTTTTGTACTATATCTCCATTAGATAATATGAATGCAAGTAATACTACAATTCCTGGCAAATTAGAAAATGGAAATTTATCTTTTATAAATAATGATTCTAATCAAATTTATACAAGAGGAAGTATTGGAGTTAAATCAGGTAAATATTATTGGGAAGCAAAACAAGGTAGTGGAACTGCATGGGCAATAGGTATTATGGTCGAAGCTATGCTTACTCAAACAAACAATCAATTTTGGGATACTACTACAGTTACAGGCGTTGCTGCTAATGGAAGCAGTAATACTTTATATATTAATGGTGGTTCTGGCGATAGTTGGAATACAGGCATTACTGTTAGTGCTAGTTCTATTTATGGGTTTGCATTAGATGTTGATAATAGAGCTTTATACATTCATCATAATGGAACATACTTAACAGCAAACAGTGCAGTTGGAGATCCGACTTCAGGTTCTTCAAGAACAGGAAGTGTATTAGGTGAATTGACTACAAGAGGTGGAACAGGTGGTTTAAATTACATTCCAGA